ACACTTTCAACGCTTGCCGGCATGGACCGATCAATCAACGTAGGATTAAGCATGGTAGCAAACCAGTGTGCCTCATAATCCCTGGGATTAAATTCAGTATAAATCATGTAGTCGGCCAAAGTCAACGCCTTGCCGGTCACGGTCATTTCGCCTTTGCTATCAGCTGAAGTAGGAGTCGCCTTCCTGTCCTGTATAAAATCTTCATAGTTGGAATCGATACGCGGAATAGTAAACTTGTTCTTAATGCCATCCTTCACATAGATGTGGCCGCCGTCAACCGTGTCATTTGTAGTAATTGCCTTTACAATAAAGGCACTGGCAGCTTCACCGGCATACGTGGTATCGCTGATAACAAAGCCGTCATAAAGGACATTCTTCATGACGCCTCCATCAATATGGAGCAACCCTTTTACAAAACCTATAATAAATAATACTGCGACAACCGGCAGGGCCAGATACATTTCTCCGGTAAACAATAGTGATATTGCTGTGGCTACTAAAGCCATCAGAACAAATGAACTAAGAATCCGGTTGACGTTTTGAAGTTTCATCGATGTGTTATTTAATGTTGTATTAATTTTATTACTATCTTATTAATTTCCAGCGTTCAAAAAAGGCTTAAACTTTTTGTTTGTGCTTGGCAGCGATTTGCAGCATCCGAAACTCCGCACTTCCCATTACTTTTTCAGCAGCAGCATCGATAGTGATAACTTTATCAATCACAACTGCTTCCTTGTTCAATGGTATTGCTTCGATTATTTCCTTTGTACCATCCAAATCATTTATTGCCAAAGCCACATATTTGTCAATCAGTTTCACATCATTCTTGATCCGGCCTGACTTAACATGAGCAGTAACCAGGGATTCTGCCTTTGTTTTCTTTTCTGCGACAATGGCGGCATCCTTCTCAGCCTTCATTGCATTGAACTGCGCGTGTACGGTATCATATTCAGCCTGCTTTGCAGCAAGAGACGTTTTTGTTGTGGCCAGCTCAGCCTGAACACCTTCCAATAATTTAGCTGCTTCAACACCAGCAAGACGCGCAGTTTCCTTCTCAGACTTGATAGCTTTATCATGTGCATCTACAAGCTGGATTATTTTCGTTTCCGCATTATAAGCTTGTGTTTCGATCCCGGTGATCGCTTCAACAACACTTTCTTCACTCGCTTCTTCGTTAAGTTTAAGCTTTGCGGTTACTTTTCTGAATGTCATATTTGTAGTTTTTGAATTATTACTATTTTTATCTAAAGCATTCGCTGCAACTTTCTTTGCCTGCTCCCAAACCGCCAATACTGAACTTTCCTCTGCCGGCATCCATTTTTTGTTCACGCTTGACGACCGCTCTATCTCAGTTGCAAACCCATACTTCAAACATTCATCGGCGGTCATCCAGGTTTCTTCATCCATCATCTTGCGCACCTTATTTTCAGAGATCTTACTACGGGAAGCAATCATCTTCACCATCGATTCAGCCATTGCATCTGTCATATCATCCGGTTCGCTTCCGTCCAGTTTGTAAGGGTTGTGGATCATTGCAATTGCATAATCCATCATGATCCTTTTGCGGCCTGCCATGAAAATCGGGAAGCCCATGCTGGCTACCATTCCAATGTTGTAAGTATCTACCGGGGTATTGCTTTTCAGGATACTGCTATAAATCATATATCCCTGCACAACATTCCCACCCGGAGTGTTTAACCAACACTGGATGGATTTCTTGCCCATCCCATCTAGCGTCAATAGTTCCTTTTGAAAGAGCGATCCGTCTATACCTTCCTCTTCAGCAATGTGCCCGATTCGCTTATCTATTAGCATTATCGGCGACTCGACCTGATAATCTATGGTATAGAACATGAGCGTAAAATTTGCAATAAGAAATTTCTCATGTCAAAAAGTACATTACCTATTTACTGACGTGCTTACATGTACGTGTCAGGGTTGAAGTAGCTTCGAATGCATGGAATCGTTTCTGATTAAGTTTGTTGGAGTTTCTTTGGCATGTAGCAGAGAAGCAGTTTGGGGATAAGGCTATAACCGGAAATTTCAGTTAAGTTTTTAATGACTGTTCCAGATTTGAATGTGTAGTACTTATTAATAAGTATTCTTCGACCGCAGTTTTATTTCCTTAGCAGCATTGATTACGCGGATCTTTTGGTCAGGAGGAAGATTATCAATAAAACATTTGATAGCATGTGACGCAGCACCTGCCTTGCTCATTTCATTTAGCTTAGCATAGGCAAGCAACTTCATAAGATATACCGGATGTGGGTAGCAGTTCAACTGCCTTTCTTTGGATACGCTCATAGAAGATATTGGATTTTAAAAACGGGTTTTTAGTTAGTGCATAATCTTTAAGGGTTTTTCTAAGGTTCTATAATAAGGTTTTCTAATTGGTTGCGAAATAATAACTCCAACTCATTCACATCACTTCTGGTAAAACATATCTTTCGTATCTGTTTTTCATAGCAACCAGAATATCTTGTACTCGCTATGTAAATCCGGCATGATACCCCAATCCATTGAAGCCGCAGCACTCCTTTCTTCAACGTATGATCGTACTGCGTTCTTTCCCATCCTGCCCTTGCAATCAATACCGGGTTCTTTTTATAAATAGTCATTCAATATGAGCCTTTCGCCGTACATGAGTAATAGCATTATTCGATTTCTTCATCGTCTTCGTTCACCGACACACCATTGGGCTTTGCCTTTTCAAAAGGATTTGGTTTGCCGTTTGCTTTTTCTTTCCCGTTGCCATTCATAGGCGGCAAGCCGGGCAGTACTGGCGGCGGTGGCGGTTCTGTTTTTTTAACTCCCGGGATACCAGTTCTTTCCTCAAACCACTCCCATGTTTCATCTGTCAGGTCACCGCCTGAATCATTTATTACTTTCAGAATGTCAGCGGTCTTCTTATTGCTTTCATCTTCCCGTTGACGGAACTGCTCCTTTTCATCATCATTGATATATTCGAAGTGTAATCCTTCCGGAATATTAAACCCTAACTTCCGCATGCGGGGTAATAACTCATTATTGATAATTGGCTGCAGGAATTCAGCATCCTCACTTTGAACCCCCATTAGTGCACTCTCTACGGGATTATCTTCCCCCGTGCCGGCACCTAACTTACCAGGTACACTGTCCAATGCATCAGCATGGCCAAGCAATACTTTTGATATCTTCTTTTCACACCTTTCTTCAAAGTTGGCATAAGTCATATAAGCAGAGCCCCTGCTGCTGGACTCAACCAAGTCCAAATCATCTACACCATCCTGAAGTAATATATATGCATTCGACGCCATCCCCTGCAGTGCTGCCTCAAATTGGTTTCTTTCATCACCGGTTTTTGATGTCGTGCCTTTCCTGATAGGGATGCCAAACATTTCATTGTAGTCGGCATTCTGGCCAATGTTGTTTCTAAGCATAATTTCTGTGATAGCTATCTCATAAAGAAGCCCATAACCACAAGGCGACGCTCCTGTTTCATCAGGCGTGCTGACATAAATATTCCAATCAGAATACGGCGGTTCTGAAAAAGGTGTGCCGCTGATTGAATAAAGGAAATTACCGACTACTCTGCGGTCCGGGGAAACATTCTGCCTTTTTATGAAACGGATATTGGGAAACGCATCATTGACTATATCACCTAGTGAAATAAGATTGTAGCCATGCAGCAAGCCATCAAGGGCATAGCTTTGAAATAAGCGGAACCATGTGGCTTTTAATATTTTTGTTACTTCTTCGACCTCATTACCAGCATCATCACAGATCTTAAACTGCCGTTGCAAAGTAAGAGTCTTTCTTCTGCGGATGCATGCCTTCACATGAGCGTTAAGGATGGTGTCCAGGTACATCCTTTGCATCTTCACCCGCTGCGGATACCATTCGTTCTCTGCTTCCTTTAATGCCGACCGCCACATCGAAACATCAAAACGGATTCGATCCAGTTGGATCTTTGCGATAGGGAAGGTAGGTGCGATTTGATTGCCCGGTGCTTTTGTTTGAACAGGAGTGCTCCCGCGAAAAACACTTTGTATTCTTTGCCAGGTTGTTGTGGATGCAGTGACATCAGCAGGACCAATCATTCGCCGCCCTTGCGGGTTTATTGGCCTTGCGCTCGGTACAAAGAAGCTCTTTAGCTGTTGATATTTCCGTTGAAAATAATTCATACTCAATAATAGTTGTCCTGTTTAGGCCTGCTGCCCCAACGAATCATCTGCCCCTGGTCCGGCTGCAGCTTAGTGATGTCAGCGATAATATCTTCTGTCTTTGCCACCGCTTTCAACCAATCCTTTGCAGAATAGTAAGCCTGCACCCTCAGTTCAGGGACAACCCCAGGCGTAATTCTGCGATACAAATGATAGATACTGACATCAAGTACCAGCATCACCAACTGCTGATTACGGTTGTCCCCTTTGGTGAAAATATCGGTGTCCAGAATCTCCCCTGCATTTATTTCGTAGGCAACACCAGCCCCCCAAAACTTCGCTCCATTGGTAGTATCGTCAGGAAAAACATTCGACAAGGGAATTTCGCTTACCCGGTTGTATTGAATCATGCTTTCATGATCAATTACCCGCGTTGGCACCAATGCTGTATAAACCTTGTCCTTCCAGAATACCTCATCATCTTTCAGGTAGGTAGCATTTATATTGAAAACAGGTTGTGGATATTTTGCATAAAATAAATCATACTGAGCGCCTAACAACTCCCAATTGGCCGGGGTGAACATCTGCGGGACCGAAATGGTATTAATGCATCGATATATGTTGCTCGATGTCCTTACCAGCTCACCTACGGCATAAGTGGCACCTGAGCTGTACTCAATAGCATCCAGATAGACGCGGTTACCTGCCTTGTAGGTATCGGCGGCGTTATTGTACTGAGTAGTATCGCTGAATTCGGCATCGACATCGTACTTGGCCCTGAGATAAGATTTGATTTCTGGTATTGCAGCAAGTTCAGCCTGAGTCTTTAAGAGAGGGTTGCCTGAAATGATTTGTTGCAGGGATACGGACTGGATAAGTCGTTCATAGTCTGATTGGATTAGAT